AATATAAGTGTCAGATCCTACCTCTAAAGTTGTTTCAGAGGCATTAATAATTTCTGTAATTTCTCCTCTATTAGCCATATATAGGTAAGTTGAAATTAAATTAATAGAGAACTAATTAGATAATTATTCATACATAATTAAACAGTTAATTCTTTCAATATCTCATAATGATTTTTCGCCCATTGATTCCAGTCGCATGAATGGTCAGGACAAAAATATTCTATTTGTAAATTACATTCAGGACAATTAGCACAATCTGTTAGAAAATCATCAAACTCTTTCTGTACTGATTCCATACTTGTTTAATTATTGATAGTTATATAATAAGTTTATGATGCTACTCTTACTCTGAATTTAATAACTCTACCTTTTACCCTGTCACCCTTAAACATGGATGGTAACTCAGTAATTTGTACCACTCTAGTTTCATCTGCGAGTCTGGTAGATTCTGCTCCACCTACTGCTCTAAGATCATAATTAGTCTCTAATTGTGTAATAATATTCTGGGTGAAATCATCTATATCCTCTTCTGTTTTTGGTCCATCCTTTGCCTCTACTACAAAAATAACATTAATCCTGTAATCATAATCCTCTCCTAATGATGTATTATTCTGCACTGATGCCAATGGTGTGATATTAGCCATTAACTGATCGTTTGTTACCCAACACCTTGGTAATGGTGGTTCGTCTATTGCCTTTGGACTTGGTGCCCCTGCTTCTATCTTTCTAAGAGTTGTCTTGTCTGAGGGGGTGGCTGAGTATATTGTGGCATCATCTTGTAATATTGCTACTATTCTCTCCTTTATTCCGAAAAAGTCAGGTGTGGCCATCTTACCACTCCGCTAGATAATGTGAATCGCCAGAGTATCGTCTACCTGTAAATCTCTCTACTACCTGAGGCGCTCCATCAATTGAAAGACTGTCCTCTATGCCTATCATGATTGTCTCATGTGCATCCATCCAAAATTTAGCATTTTCTGTATCTCCTCTCTTACCTCTGAATAATGAGGCTACATAGTAATTTGCAGCAGAATTAATATCCTTTAGTACGTTTGCTGCTACGAGCGGGATACGTTCATCATGTAGTTTTAATTTGTTATCTATATGTTGATCAGCAATTAGGCCTAAGGCATCTAAGAGTGAATCATCTGCTGTATCGCCAGAGTCTATATTTAACAATAGTTTGGTGTCAGCCTTTACATAATATGACCCTGCCATGAATGGAATTGGTTATGAGTAATAAAGAGAATTAATAGGTTATTCCTGACCTGTCTAATACATCCTTGATTATATTGGTTTCATCCTCTGTAAACTCTCTCTTATAATCAGTCTCATTAATGTGTGGGAAATCTTTATCCTTGATTAGATCCTCGAATTTATGTACACCTACTGCACAATTCCATTTTTCCTGAAATTTCAATATATATCTCTTATAGTCTGACTGTGCTATACAATCCCTAAACCCTACATTCTCATATCTTTCATTGTGGAATCCCTCACCTTTTATTACCTGCTGTACTGTTAGGTTGCGGAGTTCAGTGAAATACCTCATGCCTGACTGTATTCTTTTTACCGGATCTCTGGTTATTGCATAGTTAAGCCATCCTGACCAGTTACCATTATCTGTAATGTAGATGTTCTCTGGCCTTGATACTACTGCCCCAGGATTTTTCTTTTTGAGCCATTCCACCATAGACATGGTTCCAGCCTTAGGAAATCCAATTACTGCTATCTTTGAAGGAATAAGGTATACCCCCATTCATTATTTGGTTTTTGTTCTCCCCTCATGTGCCACATTTTAACCTCAAGATCTACTATAATTGGTATATCAAGTTCCTTTAAATCCTTACTCATCTGAAAGTCATACCATCCGTTCTTTGTAGGATTGCCACCTGTAAATGATAGTTTTTCAAATGTCTCCCTGTTTATTACTCTACATGCTGCCCCTGAATGGCCTACTTTTAGATATCTTATTTTTGGTAGTATTGGCTTCTTGTCTTTCATGTACCATGCCCCGTATGAGCAATCTGGTTTTTCCCCTGATATATTACATCCTTCTGGCTGTATTGCGTAGGTGTCAGGCTGTGATTCATCTATGTTACATAATCCATCTACTACGTCCATAAACTCTGCATCCTCTAAGAGTACACCTAATTGGCATGGCTCTATAACTAGATCATCAGCACATATGACAAAATGAGTATATTCTGTATGTTTAAGGAAAAACTTTCTAGCCTCTGCATATGCCTCTACTTGTGGTTTGTATTTGATTATTAATTTGTCATAGTCTAATTTTGACCATGCCTGTTTAACCCTTGGTATGTCCCTAGGTGATGGCATAAAAAGTAAGGGGTTCATTCGTTACCGTTTCTCCTTTCAGTAATCCACTCCGTTAATTTATTATTCCAAATAAGTTGATTCTCTTTAGGCATATGAAAACGTACATAGAAAATTGAATTACTCTTTATCTGTTCAGTCATCTAACACTCAACCTCAAGGATTTAAAAACAGGATAGATTAAACCGTCAATTATTTCATAACTGCATAATAAATTACTTTCTGAATTATCTGTCATGTATATCAGTGCACAGGGTTATATTTATTTCTTTGTTTCATTCTAATCTTTCTATCCTCACTTCTATACTTATTATCACTATATATTGTTATTCCTCTGGGTGCTGGGGCTGGGTCCTTGAATATGTTGGTATTATCTATTAGCCATTCGTTATGTTTTTTATTTATTTTCACCTTATCGAGATCCTTTATCAATCGAATCATTCTACAGTTACCACCCTTACCATCATCATAATAGTGCATATAGCATGTATGTTTATCCTGGAAATCTATGGATTTTGTAAAGAAATCTAACCCTAATGGCATCTCTACCCACTCATCACTATCCACCCAGAATAATATATTATACCCCATCTTGTTTGCCGTGTCAATTGCTAGGTTTCTGTTATACCATTCTGGTTTATCTGGGGATTGAATATGAATAACATTACTGTAAGAGCCTATTAGTTCATTGGCCTCATCTGTTGACCTTGGATTCTTTCCCTTAAAATCATTCCATTTTCCATTTACTACTATTACTGGATAAAAATTTGTTAGACTGTCAAGGCACCTTTTAAGTTCTGGTAGTTGGTCATTATCTTCTATCCATGTTATTAGTCCTACAGATATACTATTTGATGATTCGGTAAGTGAGTGCATTAGAAACTATCCTCATTATCCCATACTATCAAAAATTCATGTTGTCCGCCATGTTCTTCATCTAATGAACATTTGAAAAAAGCACCATGAAATTTATGTACTGACTTACACTTGTTTTCTTCGGTCATCTAGCGATACACCTTGGCCTTTCTTGTGTCAGGTTCTAATATTTCAGGGTGACACCGTTTAACATGATCCTCATAACACATTCCATTATTACAATAAGTTCCCTCGTCAGTAGCGATTTGACAATCACCTTCCCAACAACAAGAGATATTTTCTAATTTATGACGTTTATTACAAAGACAACAAACCTCAGTATCACTTCTAGGTTTCCTTTTTGGTTTAGGGATTCTAATCAACCCTTTACTCCTAATGTTGTTAAGGAAAAAATACAATGAGAGTTCATAGATGTTTATGCCTCTCATTGTTGATTTTGATGTATTGTTGAAATGCAACTGGAAACTCTTTCAATGCACCTTCGAGAGTCGAATCTAATTTTTCAATGTCTAAAAATACGACATTCCAAAACTCTCGTTCTTCATTGGTTTCATCATTGTACCACGTACCACTGTTAAGACAAATTCCACCTTGTTCTACGGCTTCATCAATATCATCATTATCAATCTCTAAGATAATTCCTGATGCTTGACGTTTGCCTTTAGTAGATACTTCTGAAAGAATTGAATTTACTCCTTCTCTTGCATCTATGGTGTTATCTGTCTCTTGTGCTACGGTACAATGAACATTGTTTACCATGTTCATAGACATATATTGCACTCCTTTGGCATCTTTCTTCTTTCCAAATTGCATTAACAATTCTTGCAATTTTTCAGACCAAGATGGTTCTGTTGTTTGTTTACTCATGAGTAGAATCTCCTGAAATACCCTTGTCACCGATTGTATTTTGCATCACATATCCTCCGAGGCACAAGCCAAACATTTGAAAGATACTCTACCTTTGTTTTTCATTTGATAGTAATGCTGTACGTTTACAGCAATTTCCCAAAGGTTGATTTCTTTATGACATTTTTTACATTTAGGATGGGAATGTGCAAAGTTATACCATTTTTTTAAATCAATGTCAATTTCAATAGAGCCAATTTCTAAAACACTTCCCTCTAAAACATCATTCTCTAACAAAACTATTGTTTCCTGTTCTCCACCTGTAAGTTTGAGAGTTTCTTTACCGAGCCAACCCATATCTAAACACCCTTTCCTCGTTTAGTAAGTATAACATCATAAACAAATTTACCGTTATCTTTAATCTCCAATCTTATTCCTGACTGGATAATCTGGTATTCCATAATCACCATATCACATACTGTAATAAAAGTGTTTAAAAAAATAAAAAAAGGGTGGATTATTAGTCCTATGGGGCAGTAGTGCTGATTCTTACAATACTTGTTGCATCGATTACGCCAGATTTTGTTCTCCATGTAGTGTTAACACGTACTTGGTTATCCTCTGGGATTTCGTGCATCTTAACGGTTACATCACGTTTGATACCAATACCGTATGAGTGTTTTGGAATACACATGATGGCGTTGTAAGCATTGTTAGTTTGTGCAGTCTCATTTTCTACAGCGTTTGTGACAACGAGTTGTACACCCATTAATTCTTCTAGTTGTGCTTTTAGCCAGATGTCTGGTACACTTCTAGTTGCTAATGAGGTAACGTTTGTAGATGTAATGAGTTCTCTCCATTGTCTTGGGTGTAAGAAACATACTGGTTTTACGCCTCCTCTGAGATAACCTTGGTTCTCAAGATATTCTCGTCCGAATGCGATACCTGTTTCATCCAATGTTACTGAAGCGATGTCTGAACTGGTTACTGTTGCACCTGTATCTCCTCTGATCCATAGACCTGGGGTCAATGTACCTTCTGCGGATACGGTTGTCAACATGTCAGTTGCGACAAAATCTTCATAACTTGCAGCACTTCCTTCTACGATTACTTGTAGTAAGTCGAATGGGGAATTTTCAATCTCGTCAAAGTCACCAATTAAGTAAGTACCAGTGATGGTGCTTGGTGTGACTTCGATACTTGTGATTGTTTGTGTTGCTTCTGATGGAGTTGATCCTACTGTTTGTGCGCCGTTTGCCGGTATAGTTGATTTAAAGAATCTTGCTCTGTCTGCACCTGCTACAATTTCTTTGGTCTTGGCGAATTGGAATACAGGAACGAAAGAGATACCACCTGGGACAATTGCTACATCAGTGTCTAAGTCCTGTGTTGCATGTGTACCTGAAATGGAAACAGCCTCTTTAAGTTGTCTAGGAGTACCCCTATATGCTTCTTGAACACCGTACTTACTACCGTTTCCTACTTGAATACTACGCATAGTATCGTGTGGGATGGTGAATTTGTAAGTTCCGTATTGTTCTAATGCTTTTGGATATTCTTGGGCGACTTCTGCAAAGGTCTTAACTGAAACATCGGCTCCAACTTGTGCAGTTGGTCGTTTTGATTCTAGTTTAAGTTTTGCATTTTCGGCTTCAAGTTTTTTAATCTTTTCTGTTGCAATATCGGCTTTTGTATCTGCGATTTCTGGTACTTCTGGTGAAGTTGGTTTACAGGTTTCGGTTGCTGCATCCCAAGAGTGGCCAGATGGACATTCATGGTTTGTAACTTTTTGATCCTCGCCTGAGTCAGCACCGGAGTCACTAAGGTCAGATTTTTGGTCTTGTCCTGGGTCTCCTAATGCTGCTTCTTTTTTAGCATCAGTTTTTACGCATTTACCTTGTGAAGCATCGAAAGAACTGCCTTCTGGGCATTCTTTGTCGTCTGCTTCTTTACAATTACAAGTCATTAAATGTTTTTATATATATGCTTTATAAAGAACAAATCCAACAAGTTGGAGAATGGAACTTACGAGTCCATCCAGTACCGACTTGGTACACCGAGTCTTGACTGATTATACAGACAACATACTATTATTTAACTACATAGTAATCTGCTTAAATACAGATCCACTCTTAACTGTGCCACGTTATCTATTGTACTTACCCAATAATGGCCTAAAAGTGGGAATTTAACAAAGAATGAACAATCAAACATATGCACCAATCTCTATACATTGTATTACATTATTCTTTATAGCCCAATTTACCACATCAGACATGGTATCAGTTGATATTATATTCTCTATATACCAGTTATTTACTACGTCTATCCAGTGAGGTACCATACATTTTAGATCCATCAGCAATCGTGTAACGTTTTAATCTCCCTGTTAAAGAACTCACCCTTACTATTGGCACCTTCAAAGGCATCAAATAGCCTCTCTGATACGTTGCAAAAGTCGTATGTCTTGCCGTTTAATATTACCTCCATAGATTGATTATCCTGATCATATTTTACGTTGCCCACAAATGATGAGGAATGTGTAAATGCCTTAAATCTGGCCTCCTGTAGTATCTTAATCCAGTGTTCATCTAGACTCTCTGAAAATTCAAATCCTCTGGGAACTACACCTATCTTGTCTTTCTTTTTCTTCTTAGAACCTGCTCTATCGAATGGTCCTTGGAGGTTTATTTGTTCTTTTTTTTTACTTCGTTACAGTGGCCACAGAAATAGTTATGTTTTATATTCTCTATGATATCCCTAGTCTTGGATTCTACGCTGACAAATTCTGAATCCTTTCTTAGTAGTAATAGTTCTGATGTTAAGAACTCTATATCGTTCTGTAGTATTGCAATTGTGTCATGTAGTAATGGATCTTCGTTGTTATCCTGTATCTGTTTGAATAGTTCTAGTGCCTCATTTTTCATCTTTATCTGGCCTTCAATCTCTTCTATATGTTGAGCCATGTTATCCTGTATAATATTATCTACTGTTTGTTCTCCTCCTACTGCCTCTTTTTCCCTTGGTTTGATGGTCTTATGAATAATCTCCTCTGCTCCGTATTTCTTTACAAATTCGTGGTCTGCATCTGTATGCTCTTTACATTGATTTATAGTTTGTATAACACTCTCTTTGAGTACATTAACACTAGTTTCTGGTACACCTGGAGTTTCCGTAAGTGCGAGACCTTCTGGTACAAGTCCAAACGGCATGTGAAAGCAGTCTGTACTCCCATTACATATCTTTTGTACATTGGTTGGGGTTGCCTCAATGGATGTGTATAATAATTTATTTGCTGCTAATAGTGCTGCTGATGGGTCTGTTATTTCACCCTCATAAAACACTGTTTCAGATGTTGAATCATATTGGAATGTAACCTCTCCTATTACCTTGTCTGGATTATGCTCCCAATTAAGTGGAACTGTTACACCGTTAAATCTAACTAACTCTTCCTTTGTATAGAGGTTATTATTCCTTGAAATCCTTGGAATAAGTGCTACTCCTTGAATCTTTGCAGATTCGTCAATAGTAGCATAACTCTCTATATTCATGTAATAGAGTTTAAATATTAGTTAAAAGAGAATTAATCCTCTGTTGTTTCCTGAACTGCGTAAATATCAGTAGGTGGTACTATACTCATATCATCCAATACTTTCAATGCATCACAGTTATAACACTTGCAGAGTTTGGATGACACAGGTATGAATACATCATAGCCACACCACGAACATAGGACTTTAATATCGGTGTCAACCATGATAATTGAGGCTACGCTATCATTATATATAAGATTAAAAATGTTCACGCCATCTAGCAGTAAAGTCAAAGTCCATATTACTGGCTGATTGTCCTGTTATTGTTACTGTTTCACCTGGCTCTATAATCATATCCATATCAGATATATCATCAACGATAGAGTCCTGTCTGGCTAGATTATATTCAAATAATAAGTTAGCATCTGACGGTGTTACTGTACCAACTGTATCTGTTTGAAGTACACTATTAGTTGCATCTATGTTAGCCCATGTTGGTGATGTAATGGTTAAATTTCTGTATATCTTTATCTTACCTGTTTTAGTTCCATCTGTTGCCATTGATACTCTTACACCTTCTACCTCTACCCTATTAGATTTTCCTTGGAATGTTGTTACGTTTTGAAAGTTAATCAATACTGTCTCTGTAGATATTGCTGTTGCTGATATTGTGCCGGTGTCATATCTGTCTGATGTGCTTGATGCTTCACCATGTACTCCACCTATCCATGATGCTGTTCTTACCACTACATCTGTAGCCCCTGATGTTTTAGTTGCATGAACACATAACGGTAATGCTGGATTTGTTACTGATGGTCTAGTTAATGTATTCTGGAAATCTATAACATGGAGCACGTGCCATTCGTGATCAGTTGATAAGAATTCAAATGTACATGGGGCTGTACCTAACCACCCATAAGATATTCTAAATATATTTAATTTTGAGGTATCTATAAAACTGATATACTCTGCATCTCCGTTAAAGTTTGCTCTGGTTACTTCTGTCTCCACACCTTCCTGTACATACCCCACTACAAAGTCAGTACCATTAAATCCTACATAATATCCATCCGTACCATCAAATATACCTATTCTCTGCTTACATCCCGTTACACCTCCATTATCCCATTGTGCTGTGAACATGGCATATGCTTCCTTACCTGGTCTATATCTAATTGGCCTTTTAGTTTCCACCTTACTGCTTCCGTTTGTGGCAGTTGATGTAGTTAATTTTAACATATCATTCTCAACTGTGGCGGTACCACCGTTTGCAGTTGTAGTTGTTAATGTTCTTGTATTTACATTATAGTGGAATTGTTCTTCAATATCTGCATGGGGTTCTACTACTATACCCTCACCAAATATGGTGTTTAGTTGTTGTCTACCTACCTCATCATCGTTTGAGTGTCCTCTACCTGCACCTGATAAATTCCTAAGATTTTTCTTATACCCTCTTTCCTCAACCAAATAGAACGCTTCTTATTATCTCTTGTAATGTGAATCCTACACCCATGAGTGCTATGATATAGTAAAATCGTTTCTCTTTACCTACTGCCTTTTGTTCAATTGTGTTCATATGATTCTTCCATTCAGTTTCCATCTCGGTTTTCCATACACATAGTTTGTCTATCTTATCGTCTAACGTGTCAAGTTTGTCGATTATTCTTTTGGTCAAATCATCAAATTCCGTCATAAGTCCCTATACTCCTTAAAGAGGTCACGTATACTCTCCCTTTTCTTCTTTATAATAGAATCCTCTTTGTCTTTATTTAAGAGTTTATGATAATACTCAGATGTTGACATTACAAGTGATTTAGGTTTTCTTTGTATTTTGGCCACTGATTCCTTTACAGAGTTTCTAGTGATCTTGGATATGCCGTCTAATATTGAAATCTTGGATATCTTAGATTCCACTCTCTTTGACTCTTTTCTTTGTATTAGTGATGATGTGGTAATCTTGTATGTTCGTCTTATATCCCCTATCATATTCCATCCTACTATATCCTCACGTCTGTCAGACTTTAGATCCCTGAGATCCACGAATCTGTTCTGTGGTCCTTCAAGTGATACTCCACCTGTGGCAGTCTCAGAGTTTAATAATAATACACTAGAGCCGTCATTTAACAGTAAGAATGAACTACCATCATTGAGTAGTAATTTATCATTAACCATATTTCTCATCCATTCCACATTTTGCACATAGACACTTCATAAACATCTCTTTATTACATCCTATACAGATAACCTTTGTAAATTCGCTCAATATATCTCCGTTCCTGATCCACTGTTGTATAGGTCTGCTACTTCACTGTCACTTACTCGTCTGTTGAATATTGCAGTTTCATCCATATCCCCTGCTCTCCACTGTGAACTAGCACCTGTCTGTGATATGTGTAAAGTGTCACTTGCGTTATTGTTTGAAAATGTAGATGATGCTTTGGCAGTAGTTCCCAGACTCACACCGTCTTGCCATAATTCAAGTGTATCTGTTGCATCTGATACGTCACCTGTCAATACAAAATGATGCCAATCTGTATCCTGTGTTAACCCAGTAAAAGTGTTAAAATATCTGTTCATGTTTGTGCCGTTTGGAAAGTTAATATTCATAGAGCCGTTAGTAGAGGCATATCTTATCAATATACCAGTGTGTGAACTTGCACCCTCATTGGCAGTTGAGAATATTATTTCGTTTGAAGAATCCCACGCATCTCTCTTACTCCACCATGATATTGTAAACAAAAATGACTGATTATGTAAAAAGTTAAACTGTGATGTTGAACTCCCTGCCTCTGCAAAATCATTAGTACCATCAAAGGATAATGCATCTCCTATAATACCTGTTGCCCCATATGTTGCACCTGTTACTTGGAAATCTGCCCCTGTACCTAGATCTGCCGTATCTTCTGATACATTGATAATATCTCCACTGGCCTCGTTAAATTTCCAATATGCTTTTAGATCAGTATCGTCTATTGTAATACCTCCGGCTGAACTCTTTACTCCTACTAGAGCAGTATCGAATAAATCTAACAAGTTATGCCTCCACAGCGTAAGCACATCGTACACTTGCTTCGGTTGCACCTGTACATGTTAATGTTAATACCCCTACCTTGGAGGCTGCCTGGTCTGTTGGTTTAGTTCCCATGAATATCCAACCTGATGGAAATGTAAGAGTTCTTAACGTTACGTCAGTTGTAATAAATATAGTCTTTGAAATACCTGCTGCATAATTAGTCCCTGTAAATGTTGTATTTGCTGATATTGATATTGTTTGTAATTGATCTTCTGAAAAGTCTACGTCTGTACCTGATGTTGACACATCATGTATTACTCTTTGTACATTATCTACATCATTACCTCCTACATCCTGATCACCTGTAAATGTATTTGCTCCTAATACGGCAGCAGTTCCAACAACTCCGGCTGCTGGTAATCCGTCACAATTGGTTAAGGTTCCGTCTGATGGGGTTCCTAGATCAGGTGTTACAAGTGTTGGGGATGCACTCATAAATGTCTTAACATTGGCCATAGTTGCCTTTTTATCTGCATCTCCTCCGGCCACATCATTAATATAAAATTCATCGTTTGCCACTATCGGGCTTTTGGATGTAAAATCTTTTACCTTTGTATCAACCAATTATCTCACGAAATCCTACATCTGATTTTAATGGGGTTAATCTTTCTGTGTTAGGGGAAAATTTCCATATTGCTCTAGCAGATTCCATAGGTTTCAAGGTCTTTGGGTATTCCACTATCTCAACGTCTGGATCATTACTAAATGGTATGAGTTCGACTTTATTAGGTAGTGGGTTTTGTAGAATTACTGACATTGTGTTGGATGTGCCTACGTCAGTTATTGGGAAATGAAAAGATTCAACTAATTCATCGTTTACGAAAAGATTAACCAAGTTCTTCCACCTTTTCTATAATCTTCTCTAATGTTTTAATTCTCTTTTGTGCCAAGTCCTGCTTATCCTTTTCTATTGCCTCCTTTATGAGTTCTATTTTTCTCTCCATTCTCTCCTTTAGTTTCTCATTCTCACTGGCCATATTCTGCTCTGCAATTAGTTTCTCTACCTTTTTTTCTAGGCCATTACTCTTATCCTTGTTATCCAGTGCCTGTTGCTTCATCTGTTGTTCTTCATCCTCTTTCTGTTTAATTATATCATCATCTGGTAAGTCCATACCTGTGTTAACTCTTAGCCATTCTCTAGCCTCCATCTTGGTCATTACACCCTGAGATGATAGGTCTTTAACCTGATTAACCTCTAATTCTATTACATTCTGTGTGGTAAATTGTGGGGTACATTCTTCTATTTCTGGGTCGAATCCGTTCTGAATAAGTACGACATCAAATATATTCTGTTTTAACATATTAGCCCAATATCTTTGATATCCACGTACCTTTTTCTGTACAATTGTTTCTGTAGTCTCTGAACTGGCTCTAGATGTGAAATCACCTGTTAGTATGTCATTAGGGAACTTGACACCTTGTTGTACAGTATTGCTTAACCAATCTAGATAGTCAGTATATTTGCTTCCTGGTTGGGTCTCGAAAAACTCAATCTCGGGTTTAATCTTTTGTACTCGTTTATCACCTGGTTTATAATCTCTCCATCTACGTGCTTCCTCTTTGAGATATTCATCATTTGCTGCTGGATATGTGATAGTGGTAATTGGATAGGCATTATTTAGTAATATTGATCCCATAGCATCCTCAATACCCCATAGTAACTCTGCTACAGGTGGCATTGTTCTATCCCCTAACGTTCTAGGTACTGCAAGGCTGTGGAATAATGAGTTACTCCATGCCTTACGTGTGTATGGTTCAAGATTAAACTCTATAAATTTACCTAAATTACCCTCTCCTAACTTTACTAGGCCTCCATTCTTTGTTCTTTGTTCATAATATTCAATTTCACCAAAATCATCTCTTTTCTTGGATAGAATTGTACTCATATCTACCTCCATAACGTCCTGTAGGTCATTTTCGTCTAATTTTTCTAGTATTACATTACCACATACAAGCCAGGTAGTGATAAGTGACTCTAATTTGTCATAAAAGTTACATCTTCTAACCCAATCCTCTAAAAGTTTGGTTGCTTCCTCACTTTTACACTCAAAGGTAAGGTCTGTGCCTGATATCATCTCACTGTACATTGATACTGGCATTTGTATCTGTGGGGTCTTGTCGTTAATCTGTATTAATCTCTCAAATGTTACCTGTTGAGGTCTTTCTCTTGACCAATCTCTTTTGATAATCTTTGCTGTTGGTTGTTTTGCTGCCTTTTCCTCTATTCCACCGTATTTCTCTACAATATGATCATCTGGGGTTCCTATTGGACTAGTCATCTAATATTTCTCCTGTACTTCCTTGTATGATAATTTGTCTATCACCTGTTAAAGCATTAGCATATTTACATAGGTAATGACCGTAATGTTTTTCTTGGTATTCTCTTACCATTTGACATACAGGGCAATTACACCCATTAGTCATCCTGTTGGTCCCTCCAATATCTGTAGTTCAACGTGATTTAATGTACTCTCCTTTACACCTGATTTAGTCAATTCAATTTTAATCTCATATAGTCCGAATATGGGAAGTTCTCCCTCGCCTACTGCATAACTAAATGTACCGTTTGCTGCCACTACTATGTCTGCCTGTTTATTGAATCTGTCTCCAATTGTTCTAGGTTTGAACATTCTAACTGTTACCGTGTATCCTGTAAGATCTTTGGCTACTGATAGATTCTTGTCTGTGTATATTGTACCTGTTAATTTATTCTCACTTGAAAAGTCTCCCCTGTGCCAGATAGGGGTATCTAGTGATAAGTAAAGGCCATAAGCCATGTTATTCTAACCCGAAATCTTTTAGAACTGATTTATCAATGCCTAATAGTTTAAGGTTATGTTTATTTCTGTTAAGTTCATATTTGATTTTCTCAAAATTAATGCCGGAACTATTAATACCTAATTTATTACCTAGTGATTCTAACTTGTCATCTTTGAATGAATGTTTAGATGCCTTTTTACCCTCAGTCTTTCGACCTTCTGTTTTACGTTTAAACATGGAATGAATTGATTTTGTTATATAAAGAGAATTAATAATAGGGTGGTGTTAAATGACTTACGGAGCATCATTCTCGATAAAGAGTTCCCATATAATAGCAGCCATGACATGATACTATTATACGAATATAGTTATCCAGTGCGATGTTGTATTCATAAATCCTTTCCCTATTATGTCCGGACTCATTATATCTAAACTAAACTAGTATTTATCTATATCCTAGATTTCCGCCACGATTAAACCATTCACGGATCTTCTTATCTACCATATGTGATTTGGTGGTTTCTGGGTCTGGATCTTCCTTGTCTATTCTTTCGGCCTCTACCATTATTTCATCTGTTAGATCTGAGACAGATTTACTAAAGGCTGTTAGAACTGTTACACCATCTTGTCTAATAATCATACTATCTCTTATGGTATGACATTATATAAAGGGAATTAATCATTTTACTATTTTTTCTATGGTTTTGGTATAATTGCCATCTTTACTGTGTTTTTCTATATGTTTGAATCCTTTATCATTTATTGATATTGCTGTAAATTCACCTTGAGATTCGACAGAATACACATTCACATCAACCCATTTCATTTCTATATTCTTTTTGATCTGTTCTGGGCTTTTTTCGATGTTATTAATTACTATAACATGTGTTTTTGTCATACATATACTATATCATATCCACTATATAAATCATTAAAGTGTAAAATAGTTGACTAGTAACCCTTTTTCCAGAGCCACACAGATTTCTCTATGATATAATCATCGACTGTTATGGTTACGTTGTATTGCCCTGCATCATATTTCCCATGTGTTAGTTTGAATGGTAGTGTACAGTATCCGTTTCTTTTACTTGTTGTGCAATCCTTATCATCTAGGATATGGCCATATTTTGAGATCTTTACGTTTACATCTGATTCCAGGTACTTTCCTCCCCTGTACTCTTCATTATATGATGTTACCTTTACCGTAAGTTCCCTGCCTATCTGCTGTCTGTCTATATGGACCACTGGTTCTGCTGAGGCTAGAGGCATACCTATGAGTAATAGGATAGGGATTAAGGCTAGGTATTTCATTCTTTTTCCTCCAATATTGCTTTGATTAATTCCCTTGCTCTATCACCATCATAATCGGGTTTATCACATTCCGTCTCTATCTTCTCTAGTTTTGCTTTGATATTGTCAATATCAACTCTATTATTCCATAAATTATCATCATTGGCTAATCTTTCAACATTATCTTTATACTCTTGCAGTTGTGTTACTTGTGCTTCTAGTTTTTTGTTAGTATCACTAAACATTTTGTTTGCTATTTTTACTTGAGATATGGTGTCTAGAATTGTCTGATTTTCTACTAATAATGAGTCAAATAGGCTTACTTTCTTTAAATGCTCCTCTAGTTTGGATTTTAGAGATTTCCATTCTTGATATTTTTCATCATCTGTTACATTTATTTCCAATAATCGGTCTAGTTCACTCATTCTTTCTCTCCTGTATCGTTAGATACCTGTTTAGCCTTGTCTAGTAGAGATTGAAGTGTGTTTGTAATATCCCATTCTTTTTTATCAAAATCTCTAGTCAGAAATTTATTTGGGTTTCCTCGTTCCTCTACCAACTCCCTTAGTCTTTGGTTTTCTAGGATTTGTTGTTTGAGTTCTTCAATGGTATATTCTTTATCGTCACAATCTACAAAAATACCAACATGGAAAGCATGAGTAAACATTTCTCCATACCATGTTTGTATATCTTCCTCAGTTAATTGCATATTATCACTTTCCATCCCTTCCTTATGAATGTTACTCCTCTAAATTTGAATTTCATGTTATTATAATATCTCCTATCCCGTGTTGTATTTTTATATGTGTAAAATACATCATGGCTCTGTAAGATTCTATATATATTCCACTCGTACCCCTGATGGATTTTTTACAATGTGGACATTTTATGGCTTTCTTATTCATCAGGTAACATCCTCTTTATTGCCTGGTATACCTCTGATAGTTTAATCCATCCCTCAGGCTCATTCTCCATCATGTCTATGTATTCTCTTATGTGTTTTATGGCCTCATGTTCTCTTACTGTTCTTGTGGCAAAATCTAACATATCTAATGGTTCTTCAGTCATGCCTGATCCTCTAATTCTTTTGGTAGTAATGAGTCTGATTTAATGTTATCACATTTGTTTATCTTCATAGTAATAAAGTGACTTAATTCCAATCTCTTTAATCTATTGGCCTCTGCTAATTCATTGGCTATTGATACAAGTACACTCCATTTCTCACTCTCCACTCTTAAAGGATTAGCAGAAGTACATAAAGTTTCAAATTCTGTTGTACCATCATATTTTCCCATTATTCAAATACCTCTTTCTCTAAGAACACACTCTTATTTGTAGGTTTGGGTTTATCTGATTCAACCTCTGTGCCACCTTTTAGAACGTCATAATGTGTATAGTCAAATGATTTAAGATCCCATGCCATCATATCAAAGGCATCTACTAGGTCGTATGGTACTTCTGATTTGTCTATTCCACCCATCTTGTCAAATGTTACGGCTCTCATCTGGGATATTAACTTCTTGAATTGTGGGTGTATTCTTATCTGATGTTTACTTATCATACCTGAGGCGTTAATCGGTAGTTTCTTTTTTAGTGATACTGTAGTGTTAGATCCTTCCCTCTCTGGTACCTCTTGACCAAATGCTATGCCTACTGCTGGAATGTCTATCTCAGTTAATGATTTAATAAATCCTGGATTTGCTGCATCTACCTTACATACTTGTTTGTGCCTATTCCATGATTCCTCCATACTGTTTATCATGGCGTTAGGTGATGCTCTTGGATATTCCTCAGCCTCTAAGACGTATAATATTCCATCTCTTATCTCTCCTGATACCTTACCAAATAATGATGATCCCCATGCTGGATCTGCGTATGTACCAGCACTTCCCCCTAGATATTCAAGTGGGTACTCCTGTATACATATCTCTAGGTCCTCAATATCAAATACGTCTCCTGAACCATAACCATACTGTAGATTATACTCTCTTTGAAACGATGGGTTGTTCTTCTTTTCATCCTCGATAATCTTCTCATCATACACTATGCCTACACCCATCTTGTAATCTAACTCAAATGTGATATATCCACTCTTCTCATCTCCCTCATCATCCATTCTCTCATATAACCCGCCTGGTAGATTAGGCGTGGATATCATTACTATTAACGCATCACCTTTGGCTCTGTATCTCTCTGCTACTGTTCTTGCCTCGTCTTGGTATCTACCTGGGAAAAAGTCAGCCTCATCAAGCCATACAATACGTGGGTTAAGGCCTCTTGCTGATGCTAGGTTATTGGTAGGGAATGCCTCTATCTTGCAGCCGTTAAGTATAATGAGTGATTCTTTGGTCTTAAAATCATTCTCAGGGAATAGGTTCTTTATCCTACCTATGATTTGATTTGTTAGTTCCTGTCTTACGCCTGTAATAACGATAACTGATACATCTACCTGTCTATCCTTCCAATTGTCGTCCTTTAGACATTTCCAGGATACATATCTAGCCATGAACTCTGTAATACCTAGTCCTGTGGCTTTCTTTATTCTTACCTTACGATATACTTCTTTGGCCTTTTCTACTCCCTCGCCTGATTCTAGGGCATCATGGAGCATTTTTTCATATTCAGTGTATTCTAATTTGTTAGGCAGGGAATTCCAATATGTCTCAAAATCCATTCCCCTATACTCTGGAAAGTCTATGTTATCTGCTTCCTCTTCCTGTAGATCCTCTGCTATCTTGCATACTTTATCTTCTAGGCTCATTTAAAATCATCGCTTGTTAGCCATTCATTATCTTTTTTATACTTGGATATTTCTTTCTTTATTTCTTTTTTAAACTCGTTATCTAAAAAATTTCCTGGTGCCAATATGAATTTAACTAATCCTTTCATTTCTTCTTACTAGATAACTCCTCTAGTCCTATTTTAACTATTTCATCAGCGTGTTTCTTCTCTGCGAGTTTAAATAACATATTAAGTTTTAGGTTCATTTGTGTTAATTGTGCCTGATGTGTACTACTCTTAATCTGTCTATCTATGAATGCTAATACTAGGTCCATGTTAGGATCTTCTTTCTTCATCTCTTTATCCCTCATGGTCTTACAAAATTCTACTACCTGTGCCATACCTCGGCCTTGTCTATCTATATCTGTCCATCCTGTTTTAGTCATAGTATGCCTAATTTTATTCGTAAGTATGTGTAATGAGAAATAAAACCCTAACGCTTCTAGCCTTTATTACCTCTCGGTACATTGATTAAATGCGGTTTGTCACGCCTGATTAATGGTAGTAGGTAATCACTCCTACTATTAGGGCTATTATTCATATATCATACTATTATATAAATATAGGAGTTGTGTGCTACACTCTTGCCTGATCAATTGCAAGACGGTTTCAACTGTTATCTCCTAATATAGCCTATCGGTTGCTTTTGTCTGGTACCTGGGTTATAGAACCGATTAGGCTCGAAAGAAAGACCCTTATTATTATCTATGGTATACTGTTATTTATTCTTTACCTAACACGTGCAATCTTTAAATTTATGACCACAAAACCTGCATTGATCTACCTCTGGTTCTTCTAGTGGTTCATTCATATCTTTCTTTATATTCCCATCCTTTTGGCATTACTCTACCTATATTTGGGTTTGGATCTAACCTTGCTGATGTTTTTATGGCTGATGCTAATGCTTGTAATCCTTCTAATTCAATCATTTCTTTGCCCTTACTATCTTTACCAGTGTTTTCCATCTCTTATGATACATTATGCCTAATTGTGCTATCTTGTTGGCCTGTTCTTCTATCTTTTTGTAGTTTGTGGATTGGTTTGCTATCATTAGTGCAAGGTCTGATTTCTTCATTCTGTTGTAGGATCTTCCATATGTCTGGATAAATGATGCTTCTATCTGTGTTAATTGTTCTTTTGTTGCTGCCGGTATCTTTGCGAATTTATTCTCAGACATTTATTGTTATAACTCCTGTCTCAGATAATAAAAATGATATGATTACCAGTAACAGATAAAGACCTCTAACAATATAAAATAACCTCCAATTTTTACTCATTTGTTTATCTGTCTTGTTATTAATATTGTATATGTTTTGTAAGAATCCTACAAATAACATAATTCCAATAAAAATAAAATTGGCCAAGTAAAAATCATTCATCTATAATCTAACCCTGCGGTTCTTCTCTTAATAAAGTAATCGATTATCCTCTGTGATAGTCTCCTCTTACCGTATCTTGATTGTATTCTCTCTATATCTGCTTTGTTTAATGTGTTCTTTTTCTTACCTAGATCAAAGGATGGATACATAATGCTCTCCATGCTTCTGGTATCGTGTTTTAATCCTAATGCGTGGCCTATCTCATGTATCATTATTGGTACAATTGGTGGGCTTGATAGTTTGGACCATTTAACTGCCGGTACCCAATCCCATTCATCGTTAATGTGTATATACATTACATGTTGTCCTGGATATGTTGCGTGTGCTAGTACCCCCTTTTTACCTCCAAATACTGATAATGGTTCAAATGATATTGGTATGTCTACAGGTGCATCCATGTCATATACCCTCTTGAATTTTATATCTTTAATCCTTAATTGCCATACTCTAAATGCTACTGTTATTGCTCTCTCTTGCCACTTTGCTTTTTCTATGTCTGGGGATAAGTTGTTTAATCTGTATGTTACTATTCCTTTCTCCCAATTATATGGCCATTCATCTGCTATTTGTGATTGGTCTGATGTGCCTTGAGTTGATCCTTGTATCTCTCCTCTTAATCCATTAACTGATAGTTCACAATAGACTGGCATGAATAAAAAAGGAAAGGATAGAATAAAAAAATTACTACCCTAGGTTTTCTTCCCAGAGATATTTAGCAGCAAAACCTAAAATGGTTCCTAAAAATGCTCCTTCTGGGATGGATTGTACGTCACCAATGGCAAATTTGTATAACACAGTTCCTATTGCTGCTGCTGCCATTGTTGTGGCCACGTATTTTCTAAATTTTAATCTACGTGGTTCTTCGTTAGACATGTAGGATTGTTGAATTAGTTTATATTTAACTCTTTTTTACATTTGGGGCATTGAATACCGTTTGATGGATTATGTATGCCTATACATAGTTCTATTTCACAGTCAGGGCATTTAAAACAGGTCATTTTTCCTCGAAACTCGCTGGGTCAACTTTCAAATCTCCCATATCTACAATATATAATTCAATAGGAAAATCTTTATCACTTCTAAGTAATTCTTTTATATTCATTCTAACTCACAGTTTTTCAATATCATAGGCTCAAATGGTACGTTTAACTTACCTCTCTCTAACTGCTTGTCAAAGTATTCTTTTGCATCAAATACAAATTTTTCTCCCTTTGGAGATACTACCTGGATATGTGTAAACCAGTTGATATAGTTATGGTGCATGTTCTTGGTTCCTGTTACTGGGTTCTCTTTAGGTCTTACGTTATTGGTTAGATGTTTCTTGTTTACCCCTAGTTTCTTTGCAATTGCAGATATTCCTATCTCTATCTCTGCTACTATTGTATTCCATTTTTCAAGGAATGTAATTTTAGAGCGTTCATCAATCTGTTTGGATATAAATTTCTGAGTAGAGAGGGTTTCCTCTAGGCTTGATAACATATTTTGATCCGATAGTTCTGCCTCAATACTCTGTATAGTATTCTCACATACCCCATAATAAGTGTAAAGTTCCTTAAGATCATTGGTCTTTTTACCTGCTGTATTCTTTAGTTCTTTCTCTAACTCTCTTTTGTCTGGGAACTCTTTGTCGAATTTCTCCGTAAAGTAAAATGCTGCCCCTAGTTTTCTAATAAGTGATTCTGATTGTTTAGTTGTCTCATTGGACATGTCAATAATTCTTTCTAGTATCTGTTGGGGTAAATATGATTCAGGTATCTTTTCCCCTGACCTTGCAGCCTGTTTTAATTTATCTATAATATCGTTCCCTGTCTGTTTTTCTATCGGTAAAGCGGAACTAATTTTATCTCGGGATCTCCCCGACATAGGGTTCTTCTCAGAGTGTTTTTCATCCTCTTTGAATAATGAATAATAGTCTCCATCAGCATTATAAGAAATACCATGCTTGCCTAGGAGTTCCTTTTGAATGAATGAGGCCATATCTGATAGTTTAACCCCTTCATAATACCCTGATTCTACCAGTGGTCTTGTTACCTCTCTTAATCTTTGTATGTATTTAGTCTTAGTTTCAAATGATTTACCTTCTAATCCCTCTAGTTCTGCAAGGATCTTATTCTGTGCTGATACAAATTCACTAATTTCTTCTAATTCTACAGGCACATATGGTATATATAATAGACATTATATAAAGAAAGTTAATCTTATTTATTATTTTCTATTATTTTGTGTATACATTCTCCATTTTTATTCTTAGATGAATTACAATTCCAACATAATATCTGATATCCCTCTGGGAATCCTCGTCTAAAGAGATATGAGTATATGTTTGCAGCACTAGGTTCGTTAATTCTATGCTCTTTTCCATCATTATTTATGTGGTCCACAGTCATAAAATCATATTGATCTTCCCCACAACAATTACATTTGAATGTGTTGTTGGTGTAATGTCTTATAACTGCTCTCCTATACTTCATCATTTTTATCTTTATCACGTTATTTTTTTCTTCTTTTCTCTCCCTATAATAATCTCTAAATGGTGCATGAGGCATAAATTATAATAATAATCACTATATTTAAACTATTAGTTATGTTTATATAATGTTATTGATATAATATACATAGGTGATATCGAGATATCTCAAATATTTACCATACATTCACCTAGAAAGTGTGTAATTTGTAAAGAAAAAGTAGAAGTTATACATGGTGTTTCTAAATGTGGATCGTGTGGATTTAGTGATGATAATTTCTAAGTATCTTCCGTTTTTATAACACCAAGATACTCTGATTTCATTGGACCTTCTATCATGGAGATCATATTCTCTACCATGTTAGTTATTTCATCCTTCATACTATCTATTTCCCCCCATCCTAGATTCATCTCTACCTGGATTTGATGGCCTCTTACCTTTGTTGTTGCATATGGTACAGCCTTTATTTTTAATGGTTCTCGTAGTCTTGATATTACCTCCTTGGTTTCGTGAAATGTTGATTTTTCATTCAATCTTCATCACCATTTTTCTCAAATACACTAAGAAATTCGTCAAATAGTTTATGAAATTTGTCTTTTTCTGCACCTGTAAAAGTAAGTATAAATAACTCACCTTTTTTTACCTCAGTTAATTTCAATCTTATCTACCTCTCCATTAATAAGATAATAAATGTTGCTGATAAAGATATCCATTCTATCTATCTGGTTCTCTACTACGTCTATCCAGGTCAATCTAATAACAACTCCTTATCTATTAATCCCTGTGTGTTTTCTCTACCTTGTGCATCTATGTATAATTTTCTTTGTATTTCCTCTAATTTAGAAATTTCTGTGTTATGATCTATTTCTCTATTATCCACATCTTTTATAGTATTTGTAAAGGTGATAATTTTTGTAAAATCAATAGATAAAAAATCTTCTTGTAGAGTCAAAATAATTCTCCACCACACCATCTACATTCTGGGTAAACATCTGCCATTTTTGT